AAGACACAAAATTCCCCCATACCGTTTTAAAACCCAAGTTGTAATCGTACCTGTTTGTCGCTATGCTATTTTTACCTATATTAGTGACTGCTGTCTTTCTTTCGGGAATTGAGAAGGAACAGTATACGGCAGCTTACCGCTCTAGTCGTGACGCAGTGTGTACCTACTTGTTAGGCCACACTGTTGACAGACCAGGGGTAGTAACTGCCGTTCTGGCCATCCGAGAAGTTCCGGACATCCTCTCTGAGGAGTGTTTGGAATTCTCGCATGAGCCAAAGCAACGCCATGTAGCTCATGGTGTTGATGAAGTCGTGGTAGTGGACAATGATTACGTTGTTCCGATTATCACGCCGGAGAATTATAATTTCTCTGTAGCGTCCTGGGTGGACGATACCACCCAAGCCCGACCGCTCGAGGCGGGCACATGGAATGAAATTCAGGATATTCCAGACATCGCGCGTGGCCAAGTGCCTGTTGCGGGGTCCGTCGCTACCTGTTCGGACATTTCGCGTGCCAATCAAGTGTTTGTGCGGTGCCAAGACGTTGTGGAGGTTAAAAACCACAGACGCATTGGTACACACAAGCATGAAGATTATGTGCGGAGCGTAGTAGCCACGCTGAAGGTTACGTTTGGTTGCCCCGCGGAAAACGCTGCTAATAAATTGGCAGTGCGCCGGAGTGCTAAGCACATTATGCTACGTCATACTGTGCGGCACACCGACATCGCGCGCATCATTGATCGCGTTGTGGCTGGCGTGTTTATTCCAAATGAACACGAGCTATTAGCAGCACAGATGATGCAAAGCAACACAAACCGCAGACTGCGTGATGAGTTGCAGTTTGCTGGGCCACAAAGTTTTTGGCAACAATTGTGGCACCCTTTCACCCGAGGTCGTTATGGCCTTGAAGAAAGGGGCTGAGGTGGCCTTGGCATTGTTAACGGTATATCACATAGTACTACACTAAGTGATCCTAGGCTCACCGTTGACAAACATGCTAAGGAGCCTCCCAAACCTCGCAGATTGTTCTCTATTAAAGAGTTATCCCCCAATCTGGATCTAGGGGTTAATAATGCGGATATTAACACATTGGAGTGTGCGCTATTGACACGCATGTACTACTGCAAGGTCGGCAACGATTTTGTAGCTCCACCAACCGTGAACTCGGATCTGTTTGCGGCACGTCTAAGCAACTTTAAGAGTGCGCTCATACGTAAAACTCGTCGAACCCCCAAATTTACCTTGCAGGAAACTGTGGAGACGTATGCGGGCAGGCGACGAACAATTTACGAGAACGCTCTGAAGAAGCTGACGACAATCGGTCTATCTCGAGAGGATGCAAAGTCCATAGCATTCACCAAGATGGAGCTGGTCAACCCCAGCAAAGCCCCCCGATGTATCCAACCCAGAGACCCTGCATACAATTTAAGCTTGGGTAGATACATCAAAGCAGCCGAACATAAGATTTACGACGGAATAAAACGAGTGTTTGGCGATGGACCAACGGTGATGAAAGGTTTCAACGTTGATGAGATAGGTGCGATAGCGCGTGGCAAGTGGAGATCTTTTTCCAAGCCCGTTGCTATTGGTTTGGATGCCACAAAATTTGAC